ATACGATTTCACGGGGTCTTGGCTGTCTTGAGCCGAACTCGATCATCCAGTACGGCGGGTCGAGTTTCTTTTTGTCTGACGACGGGTTTTACGTCACTAACGGGCAGGAAGTTAAGTCTATTTCCGTAGAAAAGGTCGATAGGTGGTTCTTTTCGCAGGTTGATATTTCTCAACTTGCAACCATGTCGGCTGCTGTAGACCCTCTTAAGAACCTTGTTATTTGGGCTTTTAAGACTGTTAATCAGACGACTGCGCTTCTGATCTACAACTTCAACTTGTCTAAGTGGTCTTATGCCATTGCCAACGTAGACACGATTGCTTCTTCGACTGCCATTACGACAACTTCTTCGTCTGGGCTTACCTTGGAACAATTAGACGCATACGGCAGCTTAGACGCGCTTCCAGCAAGCCTAGACTCATTCGGATACACGGTTACATCTAACTTGCTGACAGGTACTTTAGGCGAAAAGATCGTCGCCTTCTCTGGCTCTGCTTTGACAGCAAACATTGTCACGCCTGATTTAGCCTTAAACGACATGCCTTCGGTGATGACTTTAGTCCGTCCTGTTATTGAAGGCGGGTCTTGTTCTGTGCAGGTCAATTCCAGGCGCAGACTTAACCAACAAACCGACTTTACAGGCGACACCTATACGGCAAACACCGACAATAGGATTGGCTTACGTTCGGCGGGAACCTATCATCGGGTGAAGGCTATACCCACTGGGGTCTGGTCTGCCGCTGTAGGTTTAGATGTAACGCTAACCCCGCAGGGGATGCGATGATCTTTCGTACGCTTCCACCTTTCGGAGGCGACCAGAGGGCCGTTGCTGAGATTGTCCGTGGCATCATGGACGGTAAGACAAATAACACCGGAACGGTGACGCTTGCTACAGGAAACGCCACCACAACCACGATTACAGACGCCAGAATAGGGGTAGAAAGCAAGATCATTCTTGTTCCCTATTCTGCTAATGCCTACGCAGATTCGATCCCTTACGGCTCGTTTTATGACCTCAACGATCAATCTGCTGCAAGCACGACAGCAGCATACGCAATCACGTTCTCAAACACCGATCTCACGAACAATGTTTATCTTTCTAACTCAAGTCGGATAAATGTCAGGGCTGCTGGCAAGTACAACTTTCAGTTCTCGATACAATTTGCAAATGATGACTCGCAGATCCAGGATGTCGATGTTTGGATTAGGAAAAACGGGTCTGATGTTGCTAGTTCAAACTCACGGTTCTCAATTGATTCTAAGCATGGGTCGGTCAAAGGCCATGTCATTGCAGCGCTTAACCTCTTTGTAGACCTTGCCGCTAACGACTACATCGAGTTGGTATGGGCTACATCATCAACGCTTGTCATCATCGAGCATATCCCCACTCAGACGAGCCCGACGAGGCCTGCTACTCCTTCTGTGATTGCCACGATGCAATTTGTTGGGGGGTTTTCTAACGGTGGCGTGTACGTTTCGAGTGTGACGAACGGTTCTGCTGTGATTACGCATTACCCAAACTCGACATCAAACATGACCTACGGGTATGTGGTGGTTGGATGAATGCAAGATACATCAAACCCGAAGAACTTAGGAAGATTTGGCCGTTCGTTAGGGCAGGACTGGAGGTCATTCTCAAGAAAAGTCCGGAGCAGTGGATACCGGAGGACATTTACGCAGACTGTTTTGCGGGACGATCACTTCTTTGGATGTACTTTGAGGACAGTTATCCTTGCGGGTTTGTTGTTCTTCAGCCTATCGGCGATAATTTGCATATTTGGTGCGCTTATGGCAAGGGAGATTTTGATGCAGGCATGGATCATGTTCTCGTTCTTGCGAGAGAAGGTGGCGCAAGGACTATCAGCTTTGATTCGTGGCGTAAAGGCTGGGATCGCAAAGCTAAGGCGTTAGGTTTTCGGCCCCGTAAGTGGGTAAGAGAGGTTTGATATGTCTGGTGGCTCAACAAACACGGTGACGAGGACGGAATTAGACCCGTCTCAAGCCCCTTATGTCCAATATGGTCTATCCGAGGCTCAACGTCTCTATGCTACTGGAGGCCCACAAGCATATACAGGCCAAACCTATGTTGGCCCATCCCAACAGACGCAGGCTGCGCTTTCTGCTATGCAGACAAGGGCTATGCAAGGCAGCCCGCTTGTGCCTTTGGCGCAACAACAGTTAGCAAGTCAGATTGGTGGGGGTCAAGCGGCAACCTTACAAGGCCAATTCAATCCTGTTCTACAAAACACGTTAAGCGGCAGCTTCCTTGGGCCTAATCCTTATCTGACTCAAGCACTACAGCCTGGGTTCGCGCAGGCTTCTCAGTCTTATCAGGACGCTATCAATCAAATGCGGTCTAAGGCTTCTGCTTCTGGACGTTACGGAACGAACGAAGCCCTTATGAGCCAAGAAGCAAGGGCTCAAGGTGCGCTAGCAAATGCGCTAACCAGTCAGGCAGGACAGCTTGCTTATCAGAACTACGGAGATGAGCGAGCAAGACAGATGTCTGCGCTTGGCTTGGGTGCTAACTTGTACGAACAAGAGCGAGCAAGGCAACAGGCAGCGATTGGTGCTGCTCCAGGCATGGCGGCACAGGACTACACGGATATTGCACAACTCGCGCAAGTTGGTCAGACAGCAGAGCAGTACCAACAAGCGGCGCTTGCAGACGCAATCCAGAAGTTCAACTACCAACAACAACAGCCTTACTCGAACTTACAGAGTTTCTTGAGTTCCGCTTACGGAGCACCTATGGGTCAGCAGACCATCCAGCCAACTTACTCTAACCCGCTTGCTGGCGCACTTGGTGGCGCTCTTACTGGGGCAAAACTAGGTAGCATGGTTCCTGGTTTAGGCACAGGTATTGGTGCTGCTGCTGGCGGCCTGCTTGGCTTGCTTGGGAGATAACAGTGTCAACTAGCAACTTCCTTGGCGGTGTGTTTGGTCAGATGCCTTCCTATATGGGAGGTTTATTAGGCGCAGATGAACAGGAAAAACTAAGGCAGCAGGCGCAAGACCAAGGGTTGTTAAACCTCGGTCTTACCTTGCTTGCGGGATCAGGAAGAAGTCCTGTCCGCAGGTCTACAGGCGAACTTGTAGCCCAAGGTCTACAGGCTGGACAGCAAGCCTACCGTGGTGCAATGCAGCAAGCAGTGCAGGATCGTGTAACAGGTCTACAACTGCAACAAATGCAGAAACAAATGCAGGCCGAGGCAAATCTTCCAGAGGTTCTAAGGGCTGGCATAGTAAGGCCCGTCACTGCTCAGCAAAGGCCATTATCAGAACTTGAGATGATGGAAATGCCTACGCCGTCAGTGGAGGAAAAGACTTACGGTATGCCTCGTCTTGATGTCGAGCGTTTATTGTCTGCTGCTGTCTCTAAGGGTGTCCCCATCGACAAGGCATTAACTGCTGCAAAGACAATTCAAGGGGCGATGCAACCTGAAACTAAAGAGGCTGGCGGCATCATTTATGAACGGATGCCGGACGGTAGTTTCCGCGCAGTTGCTGGCAAGCCTACTGTAACAAGCATCAAGAAAGGCGAGTCCCTTGTTGTCACTGACTTCAATGGAAAAACCCAAACCGTTATGGCTCCCACGCAACAAACTGGGACAGATGAAAACCCATTTACACCATTGATTGCTGGCGGCGTCTTGCATCCATCGGTTATGCAGTTTGCTACTCAGTTGCAACGTAGCTTTCCAAACATGGATGAAGATAAAACAAACGCAAACATGGCTCGTCTAACTGAGATGAGCAATCGAGCTTTTGAACGAGATCAATCAAGACAAGATCGCGCAGCAACAACTGCGTTAAGCAACCAACTGGTTGGTTTGAGAATAGACGAAGCTAGAGCAAAACAAGAGCAAGCAAAAGACGGCAAGCCTTTGCCTGGGCCTGTTCTTAACGATCTTGCTAGTAAATCAGAAAACGCAGTCAACCTTAGAAGTCTATCCAATAACTTTAAGGATGATTATGGTGGCTATCGCATGGATGCTTTAGGCAGAGGTGCGATTATGCTTGCCTTGCGCTCTGACGATCCCGCCAAGAAAGATTTCGGGCAGTGGTGGCAACAGTACGATCTATTTGCAAACCAGATCAGAAATCAACTGTTTGGTTCCGCGCTTACCAGAACAGAAGCCTCTGCTTTTGAGTCTGCAATGGTTACTCCTGGGATGTCTCCGACGCAAATCAAAGCCAATCTTGGTAGGCAGGCAGAAGTCGCAGAAGGTGCATTTAAGAAAATGTCAGACGCAGCAAGAGCGCAGGGATATAGTAAGTCTGCGATTGATGCTTTAACGCCTAACGTTACGCCGCAAACGCCTGTAGGAAACGAACAAAATCCTATCAAAGTCAACTCTAAAGCAGAGTATGACAGGCTGCCTAACGGTTCAGTTTATATAGACCCGCAGGGTCAAGTGCGTAAGAAGGGTGGTTAATTATGGCTAACTGGTGGGATCAAGATACCGTCTTAGGCCAAAAGCCTGAGCAAAAGCCATTATCTGCCGGTCAAGTCGTAGAAGGCGCAATTACCAACTTCCCTAAGTCTTTAGGCAACGTTATTGGCGGTGTCGTTGAAGCCGTTACAAGCCCAATCCAAACAGCTAAAACAGTCATTGATCTTGGCGCAGGCATCTTGCAAAACATCCTTCCTGAAGGCATGGTTCGAGCTATTGGAGAAGATAAAGCATCTAGGGAACTTGCTAACAAGGTAGGTCAGTTCTATACCGAGCGTTACGGCAGTGTGGAAGGCGCGAAAAAAGCCATTGCTACCGATCCTGCTGGAGTCCTTGCGGATATATCCACGGTTCTTACTGGTGGAGCAATGGTTGCCCCTAAAGCCGGTGGCGTGTCCGCAACGCTCGCTAAAGCGGCCTACGCAACAGACCCGCTAGTAGCCACAGGAAGAACCATTGCTGCAGGTACTGGGGCTGCTGGAAGAGGTGCAAAAGCAGTCCTTGGTTCTACGACCGGCGTAGGAACGGAGGCCATCCAGCAGGCGTTTGAGGCTGGCAAAGCAGGAGGGCAGCAAGCTAAGTCTTTTACAGAGAATCTGCGCGGCAAGGTTGGAGCAACTGAAGTTCTCGATATTGCCAAGCAAAACCTGTCTGATATTCAACAGGCCAAGCAAGCAGAGTATCGCTCTGGCATGGTCAACATCAGAAACGACAAGACAGTCCTTGACTTTACAGGCATTGATAACGCGGTTAGCAATGCTATGGGCAAAGTGATGTACAAGGGTCAAGTTAAGAACGAGGCTGCTGCCAATCAATTAGGCAAAGCACAGACTTACATTGAAGAATGGAAGGCTTTAGACCCTGCTGAGTACCATACACCAGAAGGTTTGGATGCTCTTAAACAGAAAGTTGGTGATGTACTAGAGGGTATTCCGTTTGAGGCTAAAACAGCAAGGACTGCGGTCGGAGAGGTTTACAACGCAATAAAGAGCGAGATAACCAAGCAGGCTCCAACCTACGCTAAAGTAATGAAGCAGTACACGGATCAAAGCGATCTTATCCGTGAGATTGAACGTGCGTTGTCTTTAGGTCAGAAAGCCTCTGCTGATACGGCGATACGCAAGTTACAAAGCCTGATGAGAAACAACGTAAACACTAATTACGGAGAGCGGCTGCGGCTTGCAAGAGAACTTGAAAAACAAGGTGGCAGGCAATTGATGCCTGCGCTTGCTGGACAGGCTATGTCTGACTTAACACCTAGAGGCATTCAGCGGGCTACTGCGCCAATTACAAGCGGCATGGGCTTTATGGCCGGAGGTATACCGTTGGCTGCTGGTACTGCTTTGGCTTCTTCGCCTAGAATTGTTGGAGAAGCAGGCTATGGCATGGGACAATTGCAACGTGGTTTGTTAGGTGCTAGATCAGCAGCACCAAATCTCCCGTATCAAGGATTGCTCAATATGCTTTACCAGACGCAGCAGCCGAAAGAGTTGATGGAGTAAACATGGCAAAGACAAAGATCTCTGAGTTTTCCTCAACTCCAGGCAATAACACCGACATTGACGGTATCGACATTGCCGAGGGTTGTGCGCCTAGCAACATCAACAATGCTATACGGGAGTTGATGAGTCAGCTTAAGAATCAACAAGCTGGACTTGATGGCGATACCTTCACAACGAACGATGTTTTAACGGTCTCTGGTGTAGCGGCTAATGCCGGTCGCATTCGACTAGGCGAGGACAGCGACAACGGAACAAGCTACACAGAGTTACGCGCTGCATCTTCCCTGGCCTCTAATGTTACGTTTGTACTTCCGTCTGCTGATGGCGCTGCTAGTTCGATTGTGCAAACGGATGGGTCAGGCAATCTATCGTTCCAAGCCTCTACCGGCACAGGTAATGTTGTAAGAGCGTCTTCCCCGACGCTAACAACGCCAGACCTTGGCACTCCTTCTGCTGTCAATCTAACTAACGCCACGGGCCTCCCGACTTCCGGCATAACCGGATTGGGTACGGGTGTAGCTACAGCTTTAGCTAACAACGTAGGCTCTTCTGGATCCTTTACAACGTTTAACGGCGCGATGGGAACACCATCGAGCATTACCCTCACCAATGCTTCAGGAATGCCCCTGTCAGGTGTTACAGGCTTAGGGACGAACGTAGCAACTGCGTTAGGTGTAGCGGTAGGATCTTCCGGTGCTTTTGTCACGACATCGGGATCAGGTGCGACAGGCACTTGGAATATCGACATCCTTGGTAATGCAGGGACGGTTACCAACGGTGTCGTTACGACAGGATCTTATGCAAATCCTTCTTGGATAACTTCTCTAGCCGCGTCTAAGTTGACGGGTTCTATTCCTATTTCAGCGGGTGGTACAGGTCAGTCTGACAAGACATCAGCGTTTGACGCATTAGCCCCGTCAACAACAAAGGGCGATGTCATTGCTCACACAGGAACAGACAATGTTCGTGTTCCGGTAGGTGCAGACGGTCAGGTTCTTATAGCTGACTCAACACAAACCACAGGCGTTAAGTGGGGCTCTGTTACTGGTGTCGGTACAGTCACTTCTGTTGGTATCTCTCCCCCTGCATTCTTAACAGCGGGTTCTGCGGTAACGAGTTCAGGAAATATCTCGCTTACCTATTCAGGTACGGCCATACCGATCACTTCTGGCGGTACAGGGTTAACTGCTTTAGGAACGGCTGGACAGGTTCTCAGGGTTAACTCTGGCGGGACAGCACTAGAGTATGGCGCGGCTGTAGGTGTTGGTGATGTAGTTGGCCCTGCAAGCTCTGTTAGTAATGAGATTGCATTGTTTGACGGGACTACCGGAAAAACAATCAAGGCAGCAACGACCACAGGCGTATTAAAAGCTACATCCGGTGTGCTTAGTGCTGCGGTTGCCGGTACGGATTACTTAGCTCCAGGTGGTGCGTTAGGAACTCCATCTTCAGCCAATCTATCTAACGCTACCAATTACAGCGTCACCAACCTTGCAAACCTTGGTACTGGGATTGCTACGGCGCTAGGTCAGTCGGTAGGAACGTCGGGAGCCCCCGTACTTTTTAACGGGGCACTAGGAACACCTAGTTCGGGAACGCTAACCAACGCTACAGGGCTACCAGTAAGCACAGGTGTCTCAGGTTTAGGTACTGGCGTTGCGACTGCCCTTGGTTTAACAGTAGGAACGACTGGTGGTGTTGTTACTTATGACGGCGATCTCGGAACACCTTCTGCCGCAACCCTCACAAATGCAACGGGCTTACCTCTTTCGTCTGGCATCACAGGGACTCTAGGGGTCTCTAATGGTGGCACAGGCTTAACGGCTATTGGTACTGCTAATCAGTATCTCAAGGTTAATTCAGGTGCTACTGCGCTTGAGTTTGCAACCTTAACGGCGGGCGATGCTTCTGGCCCTGGTAGCGCTACAGATAATGCGATTGCTCGATTCGACGGTACAACTGGGAAGCTGATTCAGAACTCGACTGCAACGCTTTCTGATATTGGTCAGGCTGCATTTGTTGGGTATGCACGAGTCACTGCTAATACAGGCGCTGGAACATCCGGTTATCTTGAGTTGCAATCGACTGATTCCGGCTCTGGAACTAAGACGCTGAGGATTGAGCCGAGTGCCGCTGCAACAACATCTACTCAAACCTACGTGTTCCCGACTGACTATGGGACTGGCGGTCAGTTTTTAAGTACAGACGGGTCGGGTAATTTAAGTTGGGCTACTGCAAGCGGTGGTGGTAGCGGTGGCCCAATACTAGAGTCTCAGATTACAATCGGGCAGAACGTCACGATTTCATCAAACACCAACGGGTTATCTGTGTCTCCCGTCACGGTTTCGGCAGGTTATTCTGTAACTGTAGGCACAGGCCAAGCCTGGATGATTTTAGGGTGATTTATGAGCAAGATTAAACTTCAAGGCAATGCAAGCGGGACGGGAACGACAACGTTTCAGTCTGCCAACACCTCCTCTAACACGACGTTCACGCTTCCTGGTACGGATGGAACGAACGGGCAGGTGCTAACAACTGATGGCTCCGGTAACCTTACATTTGGTGCTGCGGGAGGCTCAGGAACGGTAACATCAGTTGCGGTAAGCGGAGGGACAACTGGATTAACCGTGTCTGGAAGTCCAATTACAACTTCAGGAACCATAACATTAGCAGGAACTCTTGCAGTTGCTAACGGGGGGACAGGTATAACGTCATTTGGTTCTGGCGTTGCAACATGGTTAGGAACTCCTTCATCGGCTAATCTGGCCTCTGCGGTAACGGATGAAACGGGATCTGGAGCGTTGGTATTTGCAACATCACCGACACTTGTTACGCCAGTGCTTGGTACGCCGACATCAGGAACACTAAGTAACTGTACAGTAGATGGTACAAATTCCGTAGGCTTTAGGACTGCACCTCAAACCTCTGGTGGCGCTTCTGCTTACACGCTAGTGCTTACCGATTCTGGTAAGCATGTCATCTTTACGGGCGGCTCTACAGCGACGCTGACGGTTCCTACGAATTCTTCTGTAGCTTTCCCTATAGGAACGACGATCCTTGTGGTTAACGATAACAGCGGGAACCTAACAATCTCTGGCGCTGGCGTTACGTTTCAGCTTGCAAATGGTTCTACGGGGAATAGGACGGTAGCTACCAAGGGTTTAGCGACATGTCTTAAGACTGCAACCGATACTTGGTATGTTTCTGGTGCGGGAGTAACCTGATGGCTGGCGCACTTACAGCGGCAATTGCGGCGGCGTTTAGGAGTTCTGGCGCTTCTGCGCCGCCTTCTGTTGACTATCTTGTGGTTGCTGGTGGCGGTGGCGGGACTGCGGATCGTGGCGGTGGAGGTGGAGCTGGTGGGTATAGAACCGGATCTGGTCTATCTGTTACCGCTGGCACTAACTACACAATTACCGTAGGTGGCGGAGGAGCAGCAGGCCCAGGTACGGGTGCAGCTTCTTCTGGCGGCTCAAGTATTTTTTCTACAATCACTTCTGCTGGCGGGGGCGGTGGCGCAACCGCCCCAGCAAATGGTGTTAGCGGCGGCTCCGGGGGAGGTGCTATACAGGGTTATTCTGCTGGATCAGGAAATACACCAAGCACGACCCCATCTCAAGGGAATGCTGGTTCCGTTGGTATTAATAAACCATATGGAACTGGCGGTGGCGGTGGCGGAGCTGGAGGGGCTGCGCCGTCTGTGCCAGCGCTACCTAATGTAAACGGTGGAAATGGCGGCCCTGCCTCAAGTTCGGCAATCTCAGGGACAACTACTTGGTACGCTGGTGGTGGGGGCGGCGGTGCAGATAATCGTAATAGTCCAACAAATGGCACTGGCGGGCTTGGTGGGAACACAAGTGTAACCGCTGAAAAAGGCGGCGGTGGGAATGGTGGAAACGCAGGGGCAAACGCTGGAACCGCAGGAACAGCTAATACTGGCGGTGGCGGTGGCTCAGGAGGAGGCCAGCCAGCTTCTGCTGGCGGCGCAGGCGGTTCCGGTATCGTAATCATTTCTTATGCAAGTACATATGCCGACCTTGCGACTATAGGTGGTGGATTGACATATACCAAAACAACTTCAGGCGGTAATACGATTTATCAGTTTACCGCAGGAACTGGAAATATTTCATGGTAAGTCTGCATAACCTATTTCCCATCCCCGTAGGTTTTTCAGAGCTTGGTAGGCCTCTGAGCGATGAAGAGTTGTTCTTCATCCGTGAACTGCCAACAAGACCCAACATGGGTAACACCACAAGCACGAACAACTTTGTACTGCGTGATCCTGCGCTAACGTCCCTTCGTTCGTTTATTGAAGATGCGGTATCGGATTACTTCAAAAGCACAGTCAATCCAAAACACAACGTAAGCCTACGAGTAACCCAAAGCTGGTGTAACTACAGCGAACCTGGGCAATACCATCACAAACACGCACACCCAAATAGCTACATCTCAGGCGTGTTTTATGTTCAGACTAACGCTGATGACAAGATTTATTTCTACCGTGATGGCTGGCAGCAAATAAAGTTCCCGCCGGAACAATGGAACCCGTACAACTCTGAAAGCTGGTGGTTTGAAGCCACAGTAGGAAAGCTGATTCTGTTTCCATCGTCACTGACGCACATGGTTCCTGAAGTCAAAGGCGACAACACAAGAATCTCACTATCGTTTAATACCTTCCCAATCGGTGTGGTTGGTGAAGAGATGGACTTAACTGGACTTAAATTGGAGGCATGATGGCGCATTACGCCTTTTTAGATGCAAACAATATCGTCACTGAAGTTATAGTTGGGAAAAACGAAGGTGAGGATAATGTTGATTGGGAGCAATGGTACGGCGAATTTCGCGGTCAGGTTTGCAAGCGTACTAGTTACAACACCGTTGGCGGTATTCACAACAATGGTGGAACACCGTTTCGTAAGAACTATGCAGGTATTGGTTACGCCTACGATTCCCAACGCGATGCTTTCATTCCTCCTAAACCGTACGAAAGTTGGGTATTAAATGAGGGTTCATGTCTTTGGGAACCTCCTGTAGCGATGCCCACTGATGGTCAGATGTACACATGGGATGAAGATACAACTTCTTGGATAGCACAAAATGGCTAACACCATCAACGCCACGTCAGGCGTAGGCATAGTCTCTACGGCTGACAACACCAACATCCTCACGCTACAGACCAACGGCACTAACGGTCTTACGATAGACGCCTCTCAAAACGTATCGTTTGCTAATCAGCTATCGCTTGGCGTTAGCGGAACAACGATGCAGTTAAAGTTGTCTGCCGCAGCAGAGACGGTAACGATTGCAGCAACAGCGGCCACGGGTACAGTTAACTTCGACGTATCTACACAGTCCATCCTGTACTACACAAGCAATGCCTCTGCTAACTGGACTCTGAACATTCGTGGGTCTAGTTCAACAACGCTTAACAGCATCATGGCTACAGGCCAGAGCGTGACGGTAACTCACTTAGTAACGCAAGGCAGTACGGCCTACTACAACTCAGCGGTGACGGTTGACGGTAGTAGCGTTACGCCTAAGTGGTCAGGAGGTTCTGCGCCTAGTGCTGGAAACGCCAATAGCGTAGACGTTTACACCTACACACTTTTCAAGACTGGTAGCGGTTCGTTCACGGTCTTTGCAAGCCAAACACGGTACGCATAATGCCTATCTTGTCTGCATTCGGTGCTGCAAGAACAATACCCATGGGTGGTAGTGGCAGCGCTGTTAGCAATTTTTCTTACGATTTTGACGGTACAACATTTTTCACATATCCAGCATCATCAGCATTTGCAGCGGGTACGCTAGATTTTAGTATTGAATGTTTTGTGTATTTGACTTCGGCTCCAGGCTTGAACGGCGCAAACATTTTAGATTTTAGTTATAGCGCCGCTTCTGGTAGTACAAAATCAAGATTTTTTATTGACTCTTCGTATAGACCAGCCTTTCAAAGATCAACTGGAACAACCGGAGGTTTTAACTTAGCCACTTCTTCAATCACTGTTTCGTTAAATACATGGACGTATGTTGCTGTAAGCAGGGTTTCTGGTAGTACGAAAATATTTGTAGGTTCTTCTGTTGGTGTTACATCAACATCTATAGGATCAATAACTAACTCATTAGTTCCTTATGTGGGCAAGGCGTTGAATTTTGGGCTATCTTTTTTTGACGGTTTAATAAGCAATTTAAGATATAACGTAGGGTCTGGGTTTTCAACCGCTACAGTGCCTACAAGCCCATTAACAGCCGTAGCTACAACCAAGATGCTTACATGCCAGTCATCAACCGTTAAAGACAATAGTGTTGCTAATGGTGGAGGGCCTTGGACGCTTACCAACTCTGGCGTTATTGTCTCAACTTCTAGCCCATTCTAATCATGACTCCTGAACAAAAGTCAGACGTAATCGTAGAAGCAGCTAAGGCTGCTCCTCCTGTCGTTATCACAACAGCGGTTACGGTAGGTGGTCTGACTTTGAATGAATGGGTAGCAGTTGCTACCTTGCTCTACATTGTGTTACAGTCCGGCTGGCTTGTCTGGAAATGGTTCCATGCCATAAAAGATAAGAAGAATGAAGCACAATCTTCCGATAGTTAAAGTAGTTTGGGAAGATGCCTGCCACGACACTCTGGGATGGGGTGATAGCCCAGAGAAAGCCAGGGAATTTCAGGTTCCGCTTGTTGTTTCTGTAGGGTTCTTGATTGCAGAAAACAAGCAGGGCGTGAAAATTTGTCAGTCATTGACTGACGACGCAATTGCTCAGTCTTTGGTGATTCCGCGAAAGATGATCCAGAGCATAGAGCGCGGAGCTTGGCGTGAGAAAAAAGTCAGAAGATGAAGATTTCATCGCAGTCTGGAAAGAACTAGGAAGCCCAACGAAGATTTCAGACCGTATCGGTCTTACGCTTCGCAATGTGTACGAGCGACGAAGGGCAATCGAGAAGAAATACAACATCCTTCTACCCACAAAAGACGCTCGTTTTACCTTACCAGAGAATCGTAGGCGAGCAACGCTAGAGGCCGAAGGTTATGTGATCGTATTTTCTGACGCTCACTTCATGCCTGGTGAACCCTCAGCGGGGTTCAATGCCCTCTTAAAACTCATCAAGACCCTAAAACCCAAAGCGATTATCGCAAACGGAGATATTCTCGACGGGGGAACTATCTCCAAGTACGGCCCTATGGATTGGGAGCCAGTCACAAGTCTACGAGATGAACTCGAAGCGGTTCAGTGGCACATGGATCAGATCGTCAAGGCTTGTAAAGGTCTAGGCACTTTCTTGCATAGAACCACAGGCAACCACGACATACGTTTTGATAAAAAATTAGCTGGATCTGTTCCTGAGTTCAAGGGCATCCAAGGCACGACTCTAAAGGATCATCTGCCGGAGTGGTCTGTCAGTTGGTCAGTCATGGTTAATGACATTTGCATGATTAAGCATAGACTTCAACATTCGGGAATCCACTCAGGCTACAACAACACCCTAAAAGCAGGCATCTCTACGGTCTCAGGGCATACCCACCTCTTGGAGGTCAAAGGATGGGGTGACTACCGAGGACGTAGATACGGTGTGTCTACGGGGATGTTAGCCGATCCTGATGGCGGTCAGTTCTCTTACATCGAGGACAATCCTGTTCCTTGGTGCTCAGGCTTTGCCGTCTTGTGTTTCAGAGATGGTCTACTCTTACCTCCGGAGCTCGTCGAGGTTATTGAGGGGACTGCATACTTTAGAGGTCAAGCCGTTGGCTAACTTTGAACAAGCGTTTGACAAGATGATGGAGGACGA